GGCAAGTTGCACAAGGCGTAACCAGCTTATTTGTTTCATCACGCCACCCGTTACAGCGGCAAATGTCAAACGGCAGCGTCACTCATCCACCCCATTCATTTCAAACTCAACGCGCTGGATAGCTTGACGTTCATCCTGCCAAACCAGTTTGTCGTAGTCGGCTTGCGTCATGTTTAACCATGCCTTCTCTGTCTCCCTCAAAACATTGATAACCATCAACATCTCTTCAGGCGTTTGGTCGTAGTCCAGCTCGGCAAGAGCTGCAATCAGTGCTGTTTTGTCTTTCATCACATGTCCTTGTCAACTAATGCCTGAACACCAGCGTCCAAGCTTCCATTACCCAACTCTTTGAGTAACATAACCTGTATGTTATTGAGTTTTAGTTGAACAGTCAAGCCTTCAGATGATTTTTCTTCAACTTTTTTCCAAGGCTTTCGACCAGCACCCTTTCGCTTACCTCCCCAAGTGTTGCGTGGGCCTACAAAAGACTCTTTGAAGTGGTCAGGTTTCTTGTGGTATTTCTCGTACTGGCTTTCTTTTTCTTTAAAGTCCAGCCCTTCCCAATTGATAAAGTGACTACTGTTGCTCACGGCGCAAATACTCCGCTAACAACAATGCTTCAGCCCTACCATTGTCTTTTTTACGCAACAGTGGTGCTTCAGGCCAAAGTTGTCTGGCAAGGTCTAAAGATTTGTTTTTGTCAGAATCGAGCTGTAGGGCCTTTTTCCACTTTTGTGGCGTAACCATATGCCAGACGCAATTAAAGCGCTCTGTGATGGCTATAGCGGCTCCAAAGGCCATTCCAAACTTAAAGCTGGAGCTGACACCTTGACCTGGCATTGAATGGACCATCTCAATGATGACTTCTAAGTCTTGCAGCTCAAGTGCTTGGCTAATCTCGGCATAGACCAAGCGGGAAAGGATATGTTTCTCGTTGTGCAACATGTCTCCACAAGATTGGTACTTGCCATTGTGGTCAATCATTCCCCAAGCGCCTGAGTAGCCAGGGTCAATACCAAGGTACATCATGTTTCACCTCTTGCTCGGATTGTTTGAGCAATCTTCCAAGCAGTTAATGGGTCATCATGCGCCTCCTGTGGTTCACACACCTTTGCACACGCCTCACGCTCTAGTTTCATAGCAAATTCAATTGCCTCTTCTGCGGCAGTCATTGCAGCGGCAGTACAAACTTCACGTTCTTTAGCTGCTACTAGTTTGATAAGGGCGTCAATGTCATTGGTGTGAAGTATTAAAACGCCATGCACATGGTCGGGCATATCCGACCCCGCTGCTTCTCTAAGCATCTCAATGATTTCATCTTGTGTCATTTTTTTCCTTTAGTTCATCAATCCGCATCTTGATTTGCAACCCAATACCGTCCCACAGTTTCGAGTCGCAGTCTTGCAGCTCTTTGGTTCTCAGCCGCGCTTGGTCTATCGTTGCAGGATTCAAAGCCATCTGTGCATAGTGTTCGATTAGGCTGTTCCGTATGTCTGAAAACATCTAAGTCTCCTGTCTTCAACAATGCTTCGTTGATCTGATCTAATGTTATGCCCATGCCCAGCTTGGCTTGGTTTAACAATGCGTGTGCCATTCCTTTATCCATGAGAAATCTCCTTGCGCAGTGCAGCCATTTTTGCCAACACTTCTAGCGATGGAGGCTTGGAGTTCTTACGGTCCTCTTCAATCTTGCGCAAAGCTGCATCTTGGTTGGGCGGTGGTGGTGTAGTGACATGCGATACATCAAACTTGTTGGCAAACGATTGCTTAGGCACAACCCAATCAGCTTTAAACGAAACCCAGTTGCGAGACACAATTTCTTGCAAAACATCATCCATTGTCCTGCCAGCCTTTTCAGCCTCTCTTGCAATGCCGTCCATCACAAACTGAGTAATCTGGGCCTTCTTGGTTTTACGTTGTTTAACAAATGAATCCCAAACTTCTGATGACACGCCGTCAGGCGCAGCAACTTCAGTTGCGCTCTTTATCTCTTTCTTTGTCTTTGTCTCTCTCTCTGTCTCTAGAGTATCAGATTGATATTGCTCTGATATCAACACGATATCATCTTGTTCCAACCAATGCTCTAACTTATTTATGCAGTCGAACGTTTGCTTTTCTGTCATTCTTAAACGAAATGAAAGAGTTTTTATATTTGGCAAACGCCCTTCATCTTCACTGGCAATTAGCCAACACATCACAAGCACTTTGCTTGCAAGTGGGTCTAGTTCATACCATTCCATGTCATCAAGAACATCACGGTACAACTTAACCCAAGGTGGCTTCCTATCTTTAAAGTGCTGAAATTTTGACCAATTCTTAATTTTCATAACTGACCTCTTTGCGTTTGTTTAAATGATGTGTATTAAAAACTGGTTTTAATCGTCGTATCAGACGAATTTCCCACATCGCCCAGTCGCCAAGCCGCTCTGAAAATTTAGCTTTAATTTCAATCTTTACTGAACTTGCAATGTCTGCCCAAGGTGTATGAATGTTTTTTGCATATCCATACCTAAAAGCATGTCCAGAAAATCTATTACTTAGACTGCTTGATTGACCAACATAAACCAATTTTCCATCAAAGTAAACTGCATAAACACAAGGTTTATTAGGCAACCTATCTTTGTCTGGGAAAAGTTTGTACTCTTTCCATTTGCTCATTTTTTAACCCAAAAAAAAGGGCTACACCTGCTGTCTCACCTTTCGGTGTTGGCGGACTGGCTTAGTACCAGCAGACAGCATGTGTAACCCCACTAAGTAACGCCGCCAAGCGTCTTTCAAACCACTATATCACATGGTTGTGATGATTTTTGGTTGTTGTTCTTGTGCTTGAAGTTGGCTGACAAACTCTAAGAACATTTTGGCAAGAATGCTTGCACCAGAGTCTTCAGGTGCGTCAGTAATGATACGGATGCCCAACGTGCCGTCTTCTTTGTCTGTCAGGATGATGTTTACTTCACTCATAAGGAATTGCGTCCGCAGCTTTTAAAGCGCCTGTTTTACGATCAAACGTTAGCTTTAAATTATGATCGGCAGCTTTATCGTAGTGTTGGCATAAATTAGCCCATCCGATACATAAATACCGAACACGATCCGCATTAGGATCAATGTCATCAGTGTTTGGCAAATCCGCCATATATTTCATTTTAGGATTCATTTTTGTACTCCAATTCCAATAACAATTCGCAGTAGTGGATGACCTTACGGATGTCCTCTGCACCATTTTTTTCTTTATGACGGGTGATGTACTTGACTACATTACCTTCGCAAAATCCAAGCTTGTTAGCATGGATGTAGACAATAGGCTGGATAGCCTTGTCTTTGTAGTGTTGACCGCCTTCTTGCTTGTCTAAAGCGGCTTCTTTGCCATCAAGAATTTTGTAGCCAACAATGTCAGATGCACAATCAATATGGTCCCAATTTGCACTGTAGGAAGTGCCTAAAATTTCCTCAAATTCTGCACCATCTCTATGCAATACACGAACCTTTGAGCCTTTAGGCACAGGGCATTCGCCACCATTCCATTCAATCATTATTGCTCCTTGACAAAGATACCTTCGGCATTCATGTAGCCACGGCGGTCTTTAATTTGGTTGTAGGCAGCTTTTAAACAGTCAGTCAGGCTGATATCCATTAAGGCGCAGATGTTGATTAGGCACACCACGGTGTCACCAACTGCATCAATGGCCTCCACACGGTCATCTTTGACCAGTGCGTCACGAAGCTCTTCCATCTCTTCCATGCCCTTTTTCCATTGTGCAATAGGTGTGCTGTTCGGAATGATCTTCCGAGCCTCTGACCATTGAATAACTTTCATTTCGATTTCTGCATAACTCATTTCAATACTCCACACGTTGCTAACAGTTGAAAAACGCCAGTGATGGCTACAAAATTACCCGTCAACCTGGTCGGCGTGTTGTCGCCGTACACGGTAAACAGCAAGCCAACAAGCAACAGAGTTATGCCAGAAAGTAGTTGGATTGCAAATATCATTACTTCTCCTTTGGAAACCATTCAGGCTTCAATTCTTTAAGCTGGTAAACACGCAAAGGCGGGACCTTGCCCGTCTTCTTCCACTGATAAATAGATGTAGGCGTTACACCCAACAACTTTGCAATCTTGTAGCAAGTGGCATGCTTTTCTAAGTCTTCAATCTTCATTTGTTCTCCTGTTAGTGAAGGCGCGTATAGTAAACCAAAACTGTAGAACTGCCCATTGTTTTTGTCTATTAATGTAGAAAGTTGATAGAAATATAGTTGTGGTGTTGAAGATAGGCTCATGTACATTACTTCTACGCCAACACATGGCGGAATTCAAAGAAAGGTAATTCAATGGACTATTTGACAGCATGGAGAGAAGGTCACGAAGCAGGAATGTCTTTGGCATTTCAGTTGATCAATGACTTCACGGGGCAGGATTTTCAAACTGCATCTGAAGTGGTTCTTTACATTAAGGAACTAGAAAAAGACAGAGAGTTGAGCTACTTTGGCAAACCAACAGAAGTCATTTCTAACAAAGAAGAAAAGATGATGGATGCCTTAGCAGAAAAAATTGCAATGAGTAACTGGATGTGGAAGGATTGATATGAGCTACTACCTAAACATGAAATGGGTCGGCGATGACTACTTTGACGTAGACGTTGAATACGACATCATTGACGGCGATGCATCAGTTGGTTTGGACACTGACTATGAGTTCACTGTTACATACACAAATGAATACGGTTTGCCAGTTGACTTC